ATAAAGAGGATGCTCGTGCTATTCTTGCTGAATTCTATTAGTGGATTGAACCAGAAAATGATGAACTGGAAATCGTCTCCTTAGAACCAGAATCTTGACAGAATCTAAATAAAAACTTATAATGCTTATAACCCACTGAAAGGTGGGTTTTTTTCGTCATGAGATCTTGAGTGACAATTAGAGCCGAGGAAGGTGCCCGCTGAGAGGTTGGGTGTACCCCCCTTCTATTCGGATGTAGAGTTCTATTAAATTTAATGCAATCTATCTTTACAGTAGCCCTGCCTCTTCTGGCAACGGTTACAACCAATGCGGCAACACTGCCATTCGTCAACTACAAGATGCAGGGCCCACCCCCTCCTTTCACAACTGAGAAATTGAATCTTGTAGATGAGAAGACAGCGACCAAAGAGGTTGCTCCCGAAAAGCCAAAAGAGATAAGGCTAATTTGTAAAGGGTGTAATGAGAATGAAAACCAGACGCTTGCATTCTTGCAAGAAGAAGGTATTACTGACAGAAACGCCCTTGCTACCATCATGGGCAATATTAAGCAGGAATCTATGTTCGTGCCTAATATCTGTGAAGGTGGTAGTAGGACCAGTTGGAATAACTGCGGAGGCGGTTATGGACTGATCCAATGGACATCTGCCAACCGTTATTATGGATTGGGTGATTTCGCTAAGAAGCATGGTGGTTCTCCATCATCACTTCAAACGCAACTTCGTTATCTTACGAATGAAGTTCAATGGCAACGAATTGAGGACAGGATGAAAACTCCTGGTAAGTCCATCAATTCTTACATGAACTATGCGTATAGTTGGATTGGTTGGGGCATTCATGGTGCTCGCACACATTATGCTCATGAGTATGCTAACCGACTGATCACGGTAGAGGTTTGATACAACAGAATAATAAATAAAGGGGAGTGGTTGCTACTCCTCTTTTTTTTATGTTTAATTTTAACTTCGGTAAGAAGAAACCAGATAAGAAGCAGATAATCCTTATAAGCGTCATACTCAGTGGTATTGTAGCAACCCTCTCCCAATGCACAGGAGTGTCCCAGAATGCCCTGTGGGACCTTCTAGACGAGGCTCAGAGGACTCTGTTCCCTCAGACCATTATCAACGATATTCTGCTTCAGGATCCTGGTGTGGTGGAGAGGAGAGTTGAGAGAGATGTTGATAAAGCCATTCGTGACTATGAACGCTTGACAGAGGGTTCTAATGACAGTAGACTACCTTTGTCCCGGTTGATAGAGAAAGCTCCAGATAACTCTGAGGCTCAAAAACTATTAGGAGGTGAAATGAGGTTATGTGCTCCATGGGTTGACAACTGCTCTGAGGAGTAGTACAATATAAAGGTTAAGGGCAAGTAGCATAATGGATAATGCAGCATCCTTCTAAGATGTCGATTGGGGGTTCGAGTCCCTCCTTGCCTGTTGCTACTTGCGCTGGAAAGATAAACCAGAATGCCGTAGCAAGATAGAGGGTAAGTCACTGTTACATCCTTGAGGTGTATCACACTTACTCCATCTAGCCTAAGTGGTGGAACGGTAGACACAGCGGACTTAGAATCCGCCGCCTTAAAAAGCGTGGAAGTTCAAATCTTCTCTTGGGCACTTGACAATTATACTCAACTACTCTATAATTGTCTCATAAGCGAATGTGGTGTAGCGGTAACATCCCATCCTTCCAAGTTGGTGTCACGGGTTCGATCCCCGTCATTCGCTCTTGGTAGTCGTTATGCAGATAGCATAGAAAGACGCCAAAGGAAGTTAAGTCAAAGAATCGAGACAAGCAGACAATGCCCTTTGAACTGGTGTAAGTCCAGTAACTTTCTTTATTCCCCTATAAATAATGGTAGAACAATAAAACTTCTACCATATGTCTAAAGAAACCAGAACTTATGCTGATCGTAGAGAAGCAAATAAAGCAAGCGTCATTAAAAGACGTAGGCAAAATAAAGTTATTCTGGTAGAATATAAAGGTGGTAAGTGCGAAAGATGTGGTTACGATAAATGCATTTCTGCATTAGAGTTTCATCATCTTGATCCCACTACCAAGGAAACCAAAAACCTTGGAACCACCTCTGCCATAGAAAAACAAAAGGCAGAAGCAGATAAATGTATCCTTGTATGTGCTAATTGTCATAGAGAGATACATCACGAACAACATAATGGGGTGTAGCTCAGCGGTAGTAGCGGGATGCTGTTAACATCTAGGTCGCAGGTTCGATCCCTGCCGCCCCAGTTCACTGCCCTCTAATGCAGTGAAAATCGCAGAAAGTGTCTTCTGCGGGTAATGGGCACTCGTTACCCATTCGGGCGATTAACTCAGTCAGGTAGAGTGCCTCCTTTACACGGAGTAGGTCGGCGGTTCGAATCCGTCATCGCCCACTTGATAAATAAAAATAAAAAGAGTATAATGGAAAAACTTTATAAACTACTAAGTGATGCTCAGTCATCGCTTTTTGTTTTATTCCATAAAACTTGGGCATTTCACTGGAATGTAGTTGGTGAAGATTTCACTCAACTCCATCAACTCTTTGGTGGTCAGTATGAAACGATGATTGAAGAGATTGATCGTCTCTCTGAGCATATGAGATTTTTGAATGTAAAACCATTAAGTTCTCTTTCAAGAATGCTTGAGGTGACCCAAATTAAAGAAGCAGCAAGTTCAACTGGAGCAAAAGAAATGCTTCAAGAACTTCTTGATAATAACAATAAGTTCTATGAAATGCTTCAGGAAATTTCTGAAGAAGCAGAAGCACAAAAACAATATGCGACTGCTAACCTTGCTCAAGATTTAATGGAATCTCATGGCAAATTTGTATGGATGTTAAGATCACATTTACAGTGATAAGGATGAATACCAATGATGATAGTAAGATGTAGAGATTGTAATAAAGAATTGACAAGCACAAATAAAACTCAAGTTTGTGGTTGTCATAATATGATGACAGTCAAGGGAGATAGTGTTACAGCAGTTGACTTAAGTAGGGTAGTTATGGTAAACTCTACACAGAAAGAACAAAAAAATGTTCTCTCCTCTCAGGATATTGCCTGGCAAGAGGCAAGAAGACAACGTAAAGTTCGTAAATTGGACTTTGAAATTCGTTGACAATTTGGAAAGGTGGCCGAGTGGTTTAAGGCGTTTGTCTTGAAAACAAAAGAGGTGAAAGCCTCCGGAGGTTCGAATCCTCTCCTTTCCGTTTAAGTTAAGTTACAAATTTAATATTTTCTTCAACAGTGTTGCCATATGAACACAAAAGTTGCTTTTTAAAATCTTTTTATTAGTATATAGTATTATCGCAAGTATAAATCCTATGGATCAACACACCTACGAGAACTGGGTGAAGATCAAGGCAACTTTTGAAGCCTCTGGTAATACCGACAATATGTTTTACTATAGAGCATGTCAGATTTTAAAAACTAAAAAAGATCCTCTAGCAAAGTTTCTTGGTGACAAATATGATGTATGAACAAGAGGAGTTGATTACACGCTCAGAATGTCAGGAGATGATTGATGCTGCCATACGACGCCACAATCGTAATGCTTCGATTATCAGTATGTGTGTTGGTTGGGTTGTTCTTGCACTTTTTGCTGAGGGTCTGCTTAGACTCATTGGAGTAATACCCCCTGTTCTACCATGGCTCAACATTACCCTGAAATAATAGGTATCGTTTTATTATTAGTTTTCGCTGCTACCATGTTCTATCAAGGAACATGTATTATGAGAGGGCAGCGAGGTTATTCTCTTAGGGACTATTTAAATCAAGATAGCTCCAACATGCGTAAAAGAATAGAAGAACTACTAAAGGACAAATGATATCTCTCACCGAAGAAGATCTAAAGAAATTGCAGGAAAGAGTTCTGGAACAAAAAATGGATGAACTCTTTGAAGAACCATCTACATATGAGGATGAGGATGACTACTGAAGATTGGTTAATCTTTATTGAGTTTACTTCACATGTTCTCTATATGTTTGTGGCATTTATGTGTGGATTGATTATTGGTTACATTGTTGGATTTAGAAACGGAGGAATGTAATGGAACATTTATTAGGAAGATTTCTTATTGTACTAGCAATCCCTTTTGTGGTTGCTACTTTATATGTTGGATCAAAAAAAGGGAGTTATTATGATAGTGATAACTATAAAGGAAACGGCACGGCACATTAATGGGACATTTCGCAGCAGCAGCACTCAACAACGATTTATTTCTTGGATTCATTTGTTATGTAATGGTCTTTGTGCCTATCTTGGGCATCTGGGCAGTCCACAAATACGACTGGCAGCACTGGGCACCGTTTGACAAGCACCACAAGAAGTAGTATAATTAGTGGGTAAGAAACAACGGGGTGTGGCGCAGTTTGGTAGCGCGGATGCTTTGGGAGCATTAGGTCGCAGGTTCGAATCCTGTCACCCCGATTGTCTAAATATGACAACTATGAAAGACATTCCTTTTTATACCGTGGAATACTGGCAAGAAAATTGGGACGCTATAATTTCAAGAGTAGAGAATGGAGAAACTCTTGGAATAGAAGATGGAAAGAATAGAGCAGTTATGGTTCCTGCAGATGATGAACTTTTCCGAATATACACGGAAAACAATAACGAAGCATCGTAGTTCATCTGCGGGAGTATAGCTTAATGGTTAGAGCGGGCTCCTTATAAGGGCTTAGTCTGGGTTCAACTCCCAGTACTCCTATTGCTAATATAGGCATCACCAGACGGTGCCTAGTAAGTCCTATATTAGCATTTGCTCCTTTAGCAATCTGGTGAATGCAGCGAACTCATAATTCGCCTGAGGCGTGTTCGATCCACGCAAGGAGCACTGGGACAGAAACTCTTC